AACCTATATCAAAGATATTTGAAATGCAAGGGGTATTAGAAGATGATATCAGAGGAATTACATCAACTAGTTCTAGAAGAGAAAGTCCAAGTAGCGTGTTTGGATTTAATACTCCAGGCCCTCTCGATTATACAAGTCCTAAAAAAGATATAGGTACAGTAGACGATACTAGTTTAGCATTTGTACATAGATTAGGCGGCAGTTCGTTTGTAATGGATGACGGTGATAAAAAGTATTTTAGAAAAACGCCTGCCAGCGACGGCCCACCGGAATATGTAAAAGGTATTGACGGCGGCGGCGATAACAGGATACCTCATAATGATCTTGTAAGAATCCGTACTCGTACAGGTCATCAAATACTTTTACACAATAGCGAAGATTTAATTTATATTGGAAATGCCAGCGGAACAACTTGGATAGAATTAACTAGTAACGGTAAAATTGATATTTTTGCTGAAGATAGCATTAGCATACACACTAGTAACGATTTGAATATTCGAGCCGACAGGGATATAAATTTAGAAGCTGGCAGAAATGTTAATATTAAAGCTGTAAAAACTCACATAGAAAGTACACTTAATACTGAAATTTATTCTAAAGCTGACACTGTTATTACATCTGAACAACTATCACATATTAATTCAGGAACAGAGCACAGAGAAACTGCCGGAAAGATTTATATGAATAGTAAAGCAAACGAAGCAGATAAAGCAATAGAATTACCAATATATACTATTCCTACAGAGACCGACGGCATTGAACTAGATTCTATATTGTTGCGTATTCCAACACACGAGCCCTGGCCGTTTCACGAAAATTTAAAACCAGAAGATTTTCTTCCTGATATGACTGACATCACAACAGGAACTGCACCTCAAATACCGCCATCATGGATGACGTATACTGCTCCTGATGATACATTTAAACAAGGAAAATAAACATGTCCTCAACTCTATACGATAAAATTACATTAGCCGCAGTTCCAAAAAAAATAGACCCTGTACCACAAGCATATAAAGGATTTAGTACAATAAATCCAAATTCTCAAAGTTATTCGTTATATGATTTAGAATTAATTAAACAAGATTTATTAAATCAATTTCATGTCCGTCGCGGCGAAAGACTAATGAATCCAACATTTGGAACAATTATTTGGGATCTGTTGTTTGAACCAATGACAGAGCAACTTAAAGAACAGATAGTATCTAATGTAAATGAAATTATAAATTATGATCCTAGGCTGGTAGCTCAAAATGTTGTAGTCACTACCTATCAAAGTGGTATTCAGATAGAGTGTACGCTGAAATACCTGCCCTACAACATTCAACAAAGTATGCAAATTAGGTTTGACCAAGCAAATGGCTTACTGGCAACTTAATATACGTACATATTAAAAATCAATAAATATTGATAATAGGATAAAAGATGAGCGCAACAGATAGACAAAATAGACTGCTAGTATCTAAAGATTGGACTAAGATTTACCAATCTTTCCGTAATGCCGACTTCCAAAGTTACGACTTTGAGAACATCCGTAGAAGCATGATCGACTATCTACGCCAGAACTTTCCAGAAGATTTTAACGACTATATCGAGTCTAGCGAATACCTTGCCCTAATCGATCTTATTGCCTACTTGGGCCAAAGCATAGCTTTCCGCGTCGACTTAAACGCTCGCGAAAACTTCTTAGAGCTTGCAGAACGCCGTGATAGCGTGTTACGTCTAGCACGTATGCTTAGTTATAATGCTAAACGCAATCAAGCGGCTAAAGGCTTATTAAAGTTTACAGCATTGCAAACTACACAAAATGTTTTGGACTCAAACGGTCGAAATTTATCTAATCAAGTCATCAGCTGGAATGATAGTTCTAATAATAATTGGTACGATCAATTTATTTCTATTATGAATGCGGCATTTCCGTCATCACAGCAGTTTGGAAATCCAGCAGATAAAGCTACAATATACAGTGTACCAACAGAACAATATCGATTTAACAGTACAAATACTTCTGTTCCAGTATTTGGATTTAGTAAAACTGTTAATGGATCAAAAATGGATTTTGAAGTTACTAGTACTACCTTTACGGGACAGGACTACATCTACGAAGAAACTCCTAAAATTGCCAATACAATGGCATGCATTTATAAAAATGACGGACAAGGATCTGCAAGTGTTAATACTGGATTTTTCTTTAATTTTACACAGGGTAATTTAAATCAAGGATCATTCACAATTAGTCAACCAAGTACTAGTGAATCGGTCGATATAGATTCTACTAGTATTAACGATACCGATGTATGGTTATACAAAGTTGATCAACGAGGAATCGAATCTGAGTTATGGACCCAAGTTCCTAACTTAACTGGCAATAATATTATCTATAATAGCCTTAATAAATCGATCAAAAATATTTATAAAGCAATAACACGAGCAGGCGATCGTATTAGCATTACATTTAGTGATGGCACATTTGGAAATATTCCATTAGGTACCTTTAGCCTTTACTATAGAATTAGCAACGGTCTATCATATACTGTTAACCCTCAGGATATCCGCGGGGTAACTCTTACAATACCATATGTGTCTAGCGTTGGTCAGGCAGAACAATTAACAATTACATTGGGTTTACAAACAAGCGTTAACAATAGCTCTCCAACTGAGTCTAGTGATCTTGTTAAATCAAATGCTCCTGCAACTTATTATACACAAAATCGGATGATTACCGCAGAGGACTATAACATTAGTCCGTTGTCGACAAATCAAGAAATTGCAAAGATTAAATCTGTTAACAGGAGCTCAAGCGGTATTAGTAGATATCTTGATTTAATTGACCCAACCGGCAAATATAGTAAAACTAATTTATTTGCAGACGATGGTGTTTTATACCAAGAAATTTATACAGCAGACAATGCATTTACCTATGCTAGTAGAACCGATGTTCAAGGAATTATTGTTAATAACATATTTGAAATTTTAGAAGATCCTAATTTAAGAAATTTCTACTATTCTAAATTTACAAATATTAGTACAGCATTATTGGATATTTCTTGGTATAATGTTACTACAGATACTGCATTTTCTAGTGGATACCTTGGATCGACAATAGATAAACGACCGTATTTGTTATCTAGTTATACTAATACTGCATTGAAATATGCGGCTACTGGGTCTTTAATAAAATTTATAGCTCCACAAACTGCCAACGGCGACGAGCAAGTATTTGATAAAAATAATAATAACGCATTAATTTTAAAAACAATTCCTGCTAGATCTAATACAAGCGATTATTTGTGGGCCGAAATTGTGTCAGTTGCAGGAGACGGCACAGCAGGTGGCCTTGGCACATTATTATCAGGCGAAGGCCCAGTCGCTTTAAATGATTCAGTACCTACAGGAGCCATAGCTACAAGAGTTGTTCCTGTTTGGAAAACTATTATCGAACCCGATGTCATTACAACAATGATAGATTTAATAATGGGTAATAATCCATTTGGCCTCCGCTTTGATATTAATACACAAACTTGGAAGATAATATTTCAATCAAATCTAGATTCAACCAGTCAGTTTAGTTTAAGTAAACAGGGTGATATAACTAATTTACAATTAGATGCTAGCTGGTTGCTATTGTTTATTACAGACACTATCACATATACAGTAACAACAAGAAAACTACGCTATATTTTTGAAAGCGCGGCCCAAATACGATTCTATTTTGATAATGTTGATAGAATATATGATAATGTTTCTGGTAAGTTGTTAACGGATTCTATTAATATATTGGGCATAAACACTAAACCAAATCTAGCAGAATCGTTTACATTTGACCAGATGTTTAAAATTACTAATCAGTTTATAGGATTAGATGGATATATTGATACTAAAAAAATTATTATAACATTTAATGATAAGAATAATACCGGAGTAGTACAAGACCCTGAGACGTTTGACAATGTTGTTATTCCAACAACAACTGCTAGTTTAGCATCTCAGTATATAATTTTAGAAAAATACTTAGTTGAAACCGGTCAAGAAGATTATCGATATGTTACTAATATTGATAGTAAGGTAATAATACTTACTACACAACCTAAATCTTTTTCTCAGTATAATAATGGACAGTATTTTTACTTCATAGATGTTGATACTGTGGCAAAGTATAATGCAACTACATCAGATTTAATTCCTAGTTTAGATTATAGAGTGTTTTTAGGACGAGATAATCTTAAATTCCAGTACACACATAATGCTAGCGACACACATAGAATTGACCCAGGTGTTAGTAATATTATGGATGTATTTGTATTAACTAATAATTACGATATATTGTTTAGACAATGGTTGGGCGATGTTACAACAACTAAACCGTTGCCTCCGAGTAGCGATGAATTAAACAGTACACTTGCTCCTAAATTAAATTTAATTAAATCAATTAGTGACGAAATTATATATCACCCAGTCAAGTACAAAGTGTTATTTGGATCTAAAGCTGAGAAAAATTTACAAGCACAATTTAAAGTCATTGTTAATAGATCAGTAGTAACATCTGATAACGATATAAAAACACAAATTTTAATAGCAATGAACAACTTTTTTGCGTTAGGTAACTGGGATTTTGGCGATACATTTTACTTTACGGAAATGGCCAGCTACATTACTTCGCAAGTGAGCCCGGCAATTGTTAATTTTGTAATCGTCCCTGCCGGCAATTCGTTATCTTTTGGCGGATTGTTTGAAATTACAGCTGGCCCGGATGAAATTTTTATTAGCGGCGCAACTATTGATAATATTGATATAGTACCTTCTATAACATCTACAATTATCAATAGTATAGGAAATATTACAGTGAAATCAAATGCAATTGCAGTGCAATCATTAACAAGCTCAGCTTACGGATCATCTAATGTCTGATAAAATTAACCCAACTGGTAACAACGACTATTCGATGGTAGAGTTACTACCAAAATATTATCGTTCTGAAGATAACAGAAAATTTATACAAGCAACACTAGATCAGTTGTCGCAAAAAGGTACGGCTAAAAAAATTACAGGTTTTGTTGGCAGGCAAAATGCAAAATCTGCCGACGGCAATGACATTTATGTAACGGCTCCTAATAGTGTACGACAAAATTATCAATTAGAACCCAGTATAGTTGTTAATGATTCTGTAGGAAATGTGGAATTTTTTAAAGATTATCAAGACTATATTAATCAATTAAAAATCTTTGGGGCTAATACAAGCAATCACGAACGTATTAATCAACAAGAATTTTATTCTTGGGATCCGCATATTGACTGGGATAAATTTGTTAATTTTCAACAATATTACTGGTTACCCTATGGCCCGGACTTAATAACAATTTTTGGCCAACAATTAAATGTTACTAGTACATATACAGTAACAATTTCTGAATCCGTAACTTTACAAAAAGAATATGTCTTCACCCCAAACGGACTAGACAGAAATCCTGCTATAACACTATACCGAGGCCAAACATACTATTTTGAAATTGATAGTCCGGGCGAGCCATTTAGTATTAAAACTTCAAGAACGCCAGGAGTCTCCGATAGATACACGGATGAAAAATATGTAGATAAATTTGGAGTTGAATCAGGAACTATTAAGTTTACAGTTCCGCTTCAAGGCCCTAACACGCTGTATTATGTAAGCGAAAGAAATCCAGACCTTGGTGGACTAATTAACTTTTTAGATATCACTGAAAATTCATTTATTAACATTGAAAAAGAAATACTAGGAAAGAAAACGTACACACTTGCAAATGGAACGCCATTAAGTAACGGTATGAAAGTTGCGTTCGGAGGTAATGTAACTCCTGAAAAATATGCAAAGGGCGAATATTACGTTGAAGGCGTTGGAGGAACAATAACTCTAATCTCCACAGATGTATTTGAAATTATCAGTTCTTATACAGAAGACGTGTCAGTCACATTCGACTCTACGTTGTTTGATCAATATCCATTTGCATCGGCAAATTCGTTTGCCGGCAAACAAGATTACATTACAGTTAATAGAGCAAGCAAAGACCTAAACCCATGGACTAGATATAATCGCTGGTTCCATAAGGATGTAATCGAACTTAGTGCTACGTTTAATAAAAAATTGCCAAATTTTGATCAAGCAACACGAGCAGTCCGACCTGTCATTGAATTCGAAGCCGGCCTAAAATTATTTAATTTTGGAACAGTAGCTATAACAGATGTTGATTTAGTTGACAATTATACTACAGATGTGTTCAGCACAATAGAAGGCATCGCAGGTTATAATGTTGATAATATAGCATTAACGGAAGGTATGCGTGTAGTTTTTATTGCAGATACTGACGATAAAGTGCGTAATAACATTTATAAAGTTACATTTGTTAATATTCAAAATTCTGGAATTGGTGTTCCGCAAATTAGATTAATTTTAGACGAAACACCAGTTAACAATACAGGAATATTAGTAAGACAAGGTAAAACATATCAAGGTCAAAGTTTTTGGTTTAATGGCTCAACATGGAAGTTTAGCCAACAAAAGACTATTGTTAATCAAGCACCGCTGTTTGATTTATTTGACCATACCGGAATAAGTTTTGCAGAATATGCAGGATCTACTTTCAACGGTAGTAAAATATTTTCTTATAAAATCGGAACTACAACGGCCGATAGTGTGTTAGGGTTTAGTTTAAGTTATCAAAATATTAATAATATTGGTGATATACTTTTTAATTTTAACTTATTAACTGATAATTTCAATTATAAACAAACTGATATACTACTTACAAAATCAGTTAATACTGGATTTTTATCTAAATTAACCTATATAAATTCTACATCATATGTTAATGGGTGGCAAACTAGTAAAGTGACCCGCTACCAACCAGCGGTAAGAATATATAAAAATTCTGAATTAACAAATAATTTTCCTTTAGATATCTATGATAATATTACAGATTTAATAGATTTAGAAGTTAGAATTTATATTAATGGGCACCGCTTAGATCCTGCACTATGGTCAATAGTTGATAGCGTCATATATAAAAAAATAAAATTACAAAAAGATATTACATCATCTGATGTATTAACAATCAAAGCATTCTCGGCACAGCCAATCAACAATAATGGGTTCTATGAAATTCCTATTAATTTACAAAATAATCCATTAAACACAGACATGGGATTTTTTACTCTTGGTGAAGTTGCAGATCATTTAAATTCTATTGTTGAAAATATTCAAAGTCAATTTGTTGGAACTGTTAACGGAACTAATAATTTAAGAAACTTAGGAAATGTTACTGCTTATGGAACAAAGTTTGTACAACATAGCGGGCCCGCAAGCCTAGCAGTATATCATATTACTAGTGAAAAAAATAATATTGTTAGAGCATTAGAAAAATCAAGAGATGATTACGGTAAATTTAAACGTAGTTTTCTACTTGCGGCACAACAATTAGGTATCGACACCGATGTTGTTACTCAGGTTAATTTAATTTTAAAAAAATTATCTGCAAATAAGACTCAGCAATCGTCATATTATTTCAGTGACATGGTTCCTTATAGCGGTAATAAAATATCTAAATATACAGTAATTGATAAACGAATTAAAACTTACCCACTAACTACAATTTTTAATAATAAAGTATTAAGTAATAAAGCAGTTAGTGTGTATCTTAACGGTTTCCAACCGCCTACTGGATCTCAATTATTACAAGACGTACATTATTCTTTCACATTGGATGGTTATGTTTTAATTAATGATACTGTTTCTTTAGTAAACGGCGATGTGCTTACTATAATCGAATATGACAGCACTGACGGATGCTTTATACCACCAACTCCGACTAAATTAGGATTATGGCCAAAGTTTGAACCAAAGATTTATACAGATTATAGTTTGTTCACTCCAAAAACGTTTATACAAGGCCACGACGGAAGCCAAGTATTAGCTTATAATGATTATAGAGATGATATAATTTTAGAATTAGAAAAAAGAATTTATAACAATCTACAAGTTGATTACGACCCTAGTATTTTTAATATCCATGATATCATTCCTGGTTATTTTAGAGATTCTAAATATAGTTTAGAAGAATTTAATCAAACCTTAGCTCCTAGTTTTTATAAATGGGTTAGCATCACCGGCCGAGATTTTTCTAAGCAGTTAGGATTTGACAATAACAACACATTTACTTACAATTATAAAGGACATACTGCTCCCGATGGAAGAGCACTTCCTGGTTATTGGAGAGGAATTTATCGTTGGATTTATGATACAGAAAGACCTAATATGTGCCCTTGGGAAATGTTGGGTTTTAGCGAAGAGCCAAAGTGGTGGCAAGAACAATATGGGCCAGCACCATATACAAGTAATAATACTATTATGTGGGAAGATTTATCCATTGGTGCAGTTAAAGTACCGGGCCTTCCCGTAGAATATAGAACAAATTTTGCAAGACCTAATTTATTAAAACACCTTCCAGTAGATGAAGCAGGCAAATTAGTAAGCCCGGTAGTATCTCAACTAGCAAACGGTGTGTTCACTACAGATAGACGTAGCCAACATATATTTGGAGATGTTGCTCCGGTAGAAGCCGCATGGAGAAGAAGCAGTTATTTTCCATTTAGTGTATTAATAGCTTCTATGATTTTACGTCCTGCTCATACACTTGCAACTTGTTTAGATAAATCTCGCACAGTAAGAAATTTATGCGGGCAACTAGTTTATAAAGATACTGATCTTAGAATCACACCTCAAGATATTGTCTTACCAAGCATTTATTCTAGTTCATCACGAGTATATACTTCTGGAATTATTAATTACCTAGTTGAATCATTAATTAACAACAACTTTAATTATTATTCTGAATATCAATATAATTTAGATAATTTAACTATAAAATTATCTTATAGATTCAGCGGGTTTACAAGCAAGGAAAATATAAATTTAATTTTAGATAGCAAAAATCCTGCCTCGACTGGAAATATTTTTGTACCTCAAGAAAATTATAAAATTGTTTACAATACTTCAAACCCTATTAAAAAATTATCTTATAGCGGTGTAATTATTGCTAAAGTAGATACAGGATTTGAAATTAAAGGATATAGTTTATCAGAATCGTTTTTTAATTTTTATTCTTATAGACAAGAACTTGGATCCCAGATAAATGTTGGCGGAATTAGTTCTAGTTTTTTAAATTGGACACCTGGCAAAACCTATACAACAGGACAATTTGTACTTTATAACGGAAAATATTATCGAACATTATATGCAATAACGCCTGCAGAATTTGATCCTAAAGCATTTGACGCATTACCCGCATTACCAATATCCGGCGGCGCAAACGCAATTTTTAGACGCTCGTGGGATAGTTCAACAGTGAATACGTTGCCGTATGGTTCTGTATTAGGTAGTGTGCAAGAAGTTGTAGATTTCTTGCTAGGTTACGGTCAGTGGTTAAAAGATCAAGGTTTTGTATTCGAAGAATTCAATACTGAATTATCACAAGTTAGTAACTGGGAAACGTCAGCAAAAGAATTTATGTTTTGGACTACCCAAAAGTGGTCCAGCGGTCAAGACAAGTGGGAGCAGTGGGTTCCAAATACTCCTATAAAATACGGTCAGGTTGTAAAATACCAGGACGACTTTTATAGAGCTATTGAAAATATTCCAAGCCAGCCAACATTTTTATCTGAGTATTATTTTAAATTGGATGGCCTGAGTACTGTTGGTAGCTCGATCATAAGTTTAAGTCCGTCTGCAAATGGTTTATCATTTACATCTGCTTTATCAGTAGCAGAAGATATCAATAATCCATTCAATAATTACGAAATATTTCAAGTGGACGGAAGCAGTTTATTACCAAATGATTTAAATTCCAACAGACAAGGGAATATTGTTACATTTACACCCGATGCCGGCGGAACAATCTATAATGCAAGTTTTTATCTTGTTCAAAAAGAACATATACTAATTTTAGACAATACCACAGTGTTTAACGATGTCATGTATAATCCACAAAGTGGTTACAGACAAGAGCGCATCAAAGTAGCTGGATTTATAAGTGCCCAATGGTTTGGAGGTTTTGAAATTCCTGGATTTGTACTTG